CGGCGAGCAATCCCTCGAACTTCCAGACCGACGCGCAGGTGTCGGCGGCGATTGCGGCGTCGGCCTACACGCTGCCCACCGCCTCAACCTCGGTCCTGGGCGGCGTCAAGGTGGACGGCACGACGGTGCAGATCTCGGGCGGGGTGATTTCGGCGACCGTGGCTGGCGGGGTGACCGAGGCGCCGACCGACGGCGTCTCCTACGTCCGCAACAATGCGGCCTGGACGGACACCATCGACATGGGGACATTTTGAGCGGTTTGGTGGATCTGGCGCTGATCATCGGGGCCGTCTGGCTGCTGCAGCTGGCGATCCGGGCCGCGGTCGCCTGGGTGTTCGAGATGCGTTATCGGGGAATCGACCCGCAAACCCGAATAAATGAGGCTGGAGGCCGGTCGGCCGGGAGGGCTACTCCACCACCGGCCTGACCCGAAAAGCCCGCCAGCGGGCAAAAAACCCGGCGTAGATACGCAACCAAAGGGGAGCTAGATAGCAATGGTCAATCGGGTCCAGACGCTTCGTTCATCGACATCGGCCGCGGTTCCGGCGGCGGGATCGCGCCAGCCGGGCGAGCTGTGGGTCAACTTCCCGGACGCGCAGCTGGGCGTGATCGACACCTCCCGCAATGCCCAGAAGCTGCTGGCCACGCGCTACTTCTCCGCGCTCGGCACCTACGTCACGGGCGACATGGTGGCCCAGGCGGGCCAGCTCTACATCGCCAACGGCGCCATCTCGCCGGGCGCCTTCAATGCCGGGCAGTGGACCAAGATCACGACGGCGACCGACATCACGGGCGCCTTCCTGCCGCTCGGCGGCGGCACCCTGACCGGGCCGCTCACGCTCAATGCCGATCCCTCGATCGCACTGGGCGCGGCCACCAAGCAATACGTCGACGCCCACGGCGTGACGCCCTCCGGCTCGGCGCCCCTGATGAACGGCACGGCCGCGGCCGGGTCGAGCGTGAACTACTCGCGCGGCGACCACGTGCATCCGACCGACACCTCGCGGGCCCCGCTCGCCTCGCCCACCTTCACCGGCACGCCCGTCGCCCCGACGCCGACCGCTGGCGACAGCTCCACGAAACTCGCCACCACCGCCTTCGTGGGCGGGGCGCTGGGCAACTACCTGCCGCTGGCAGGCGGCACGCTGACCGGCAACCTGATCGCGCCCAACATCTCGACCAGCGGCGCCATGTTTGCGGCCACCGGCTTCAGCTGCAACTCGACAATCGTGGGCTACATCGAAACCCGCACCACAGCGCTCAACTCCTCGGGCGACGCCATCGTCAGCTTCTACGATCAGGTCCCGACCCGGCGCGGCTATATCGGCTATCTGCACGGATCGACCAACGTCTCCTTCATCAACGACACCTCGGGCGCCAGGCTCGATCTCGTCGGCGGCGTCAACTACCTGTCCACCAACGCCAGCGCCCAGAAACCCGGCGGCGGCCCATGGCTCGACAGCTCCGATGCACGCATCAAGAATGTATTGGAAGACTATACTCCAGGTCTTGATGAAATACTCGAGCTGCAGCCGAAGATCTTTACTTATAAAGGCAACGATACCCAAGAAGAAAACGGAGAGTCTGTCCATAAGACGGTAGCAGAGCAGAATAAAGAATTCGTCGGGCTGATCGCCCAGGACGTGGAACCCGTGCTGCCGGGCATGGTTCTGAAGAGCGGCGGCTACATCGACGGGGTCAGGGTCGACGATCTGCGCACGCTCGACAGCAGCGAGCTGATCTACGCCCTGGTCAATGCGGTCAAGACACTCACCGCCCGCATCGAGCAGCTGGAAAGCGGGACCTGAACTGAAAACCAGGAGACAAAGTCATGGCCAAGAACGCAGTCGAAGACCAGGAAGAACTCAAACAGCGCGAGGCCGAGCAGCACCAGCAGCCGCTCCCGGTCGAGGGCGAGCCCGCCATCATCCAGTATGAGCGGCCGCTCCCCGTTCCCGGCGACAAGGACTACATCGCCGGTCAGCCGGTGGACGACGTCGAGGCCGACGAGGTCGAGGCCGAAGTCACCCAACGCCTCGACGAGGCCAGGGCAAGGCGCGACGAGGAACAGCGCGAGCGCGAAGCCAACCAGCAGAACGAGAACGCGCCGCGGCGGCGCCGAAGGGATGACTGATGGCCGATGAGACCATGGTCGGCGGCGCCACCAAGGTCGCAACCTCCGTCGTCGGCGCCATGGCCTCGACGCCGCTGGCCATCGCCCTCTTGCTGGTCAACGCCGCCTTCCTGGTGTTCACCGCCTGGGTGCTCAGCATCGTCGCCAAGAACACCGTCGAGCGCAACAGGACCCAGACGGTGTTCCTGGAAGCGCTGGTCAAGGACTGCCTCGACTTCCAACAGCAGCTGCACGGCAAGACCGGCTACCGCCTCAAGGACGGGGCCACGCCCGAAAGCATCCTCAAGGAGGCGGCCACGCCATGAGCTACGACCGCGACCTGTTCTTCAACTCGGTGCGCAGCTCGCTGTTCAGCGGCACGCTCAAGCAGTCCCAGGTCGACGGCATGAACTACCTCATCGACATCTGGGAGGAGCAGTTCGAGGAATCAGCGGGCCCCAACAGCACCATGTGGCTCGCCTACGCGCTCGCCACCGTGTTCCACGAGACGGCCCAGACCATGCGGCCGATCGAGGAATACGGGAAGGGCTCGGGCAAGCCCTACGGCCAGCCGACCGGGCCCTACCAGCAGAGCTACTACGGCCGCGGCCACGTGCAGCTGACCTGGGAGGAGAACTACAAGAAGGGCCAGGGCTTCCTGAAGACCCGCTACGGCCTCGAAGACGTGCCGATGCACGAATATCCGCACCGCATGCTCGAAGACGAAACCTCGGCCCTGATCCTCTACGACGGCATGATCTACGGCTGGTTCACGGGCGTCGGCCTGCCGAAATACTTCGACGCCGCCAGGGGCATCGAGGACGCCTACAACGCCAGGAAGATCGTCAACGCGCTGGACAAGGCCTCGACCATCCAGGGCTACTATACGAAGTTCAAGGCGGCCCTGGTGCAGCAGGCCCCGCCCGAGCCGGACGAGGACGATGCCGCGTGACGTCCACCTGATCGTCGGCGTGCCCGGCTCCGGCAAGAGCTGGGTCGCAGAGAGATTGCGCGACCGCTTCGAGCACGTGCCCCATGACGAGCACCCGGCCCGCGACTACGCCAGGGTGCTGGCGCAGAGGGCTCGAGTTGCGGGCCAGCGCCAGATCCTGGCCGAGGCGCCGTTCCGCGCGGCGCACCTGCAGGAGATGCTGGCCGCGCATCACGTCAAGGTGCATACCTACTACCTCGACGTGCCAGCCGAGCGGGCCGCGGAGCAATACCAGAGCCGCACCGGCAAGAGCTTCCCGGAGCAGCACGCCCGCAACCTGGAACGCTACGCCAGCCGCGACTGGGATCACCGCGGCAGCGCCGACGAGATGCTGGAGACGCTCAAGGGCGTCGGTGGGAACGAGGACGAGCAATGAAACAACTCAAGGCCAAACCCAAGGCCAAACCGAAGACCGCGGCCAAGAGCGCCGCCAAGCCAGCGCACAAGGAGCATCGAGACATGGCCAGCCGTCAGCAGCATGAACAGGATCTGGAGCAGGAGGCGCCGCTGCCGCAGATCGAGAGCGAGCGCCCGATCATCGAATACGAACGCCCGCTGCCACTGCCGGGCGATAAGGACTACATCGCCGGTCAGCCGATCGACGAGGCGGAAGCCGACTTCACGGCCGAGCAGCAGGAACGCGCCATCGAGGAGGCCAAGGAACGCCACGAGCGCTCGCGCGAGCAGGCCAAGCGCGCAGGCATTGGCCAGGGCGCCGATCAGGGCTATCAACGCAACGACCAGCGCCAGGGCAAGAAGCAGCGCTGACAAAAGCCGAAAGCGAGGACACCATGCCGCTACCGCTGAAGGCGCCCGCAGGTCCCCATGTCGGGCCAGCCGGACCATCCGGGCCACTGCTCGGCCAGCCGCCGCAAGGCGCATCACCGGGAGGCGGCGGCATCTCGCAGCTGCTCGCTGGCCTCGCCGCAACCCACGGCGCACCCGCGTCGCTCACCATCCATCCGGGCGGAGCCGCAGGCGCAGGGCCGCCCGCCATGCCGCCGATCGCGCCCGGCAGTGCCGTCCCGCCATCCCTGGCAGGGGGCCCATCACCTCCGCCAGGGCTGGGCGCGCCAGGAGCCGGAACCCCAATGCCGCCTCCTGGCGTCGTCCCGGCCAAGCCGCCAGCAGCCAGGGCAGCTCGGCCCGCCGCCGGGCCACCACCCAGGCCCGGCGGTATCCGCATCAAGGAATCGCCCGTCCTGCGCTGACAGAAAGGTCACCCCGCACATGGCCGCCAAATCGTATTCCTGGTCGAGCCCGCTCTCGGCATCCGTCGCGCCCGGCTCCGACGCCACCGTGCCCACCCCCGGCTTCCACTCGCCGGAGAACTACGACACCGCCAACGCCGAAGCCGTCTGGAACGGCACGGTGCTGACCAGCGAGAACTCGGCCATCAGCTTCGATCCAGACTGGTCGCAGGCGAAGGTCACCAACAACGGCGACGACACCTGGATGGCTGGCGACACCATCTCCGTCGTGGTCGCCGCCAAGCACTTCGACCCGGCCGACATCCAGGGCAGCTTCGAGGCCCTCGACGAACGGGTCACGACGCTCGAAGGCTCGGTGACCACGCTCGAAGGCTCGGTCGCCGATCTGGAGACGCGGGTCGAGGCGCTCGAAGCCGCGGCACCACCGGCAAGCAGGGGTCACGGCCAGGGCCCAGCCACCGTGCGGCGGAAATGAAGGACGAGACGGCAGAACTCAAGGCGCTGCTGCTCCGCAAGAAGGCAATCCTGCTCGCGAGGCAGGACATGATCGCCTTCGCCAGATTCATGATGCCGGTGCCCGATGACGTCGACGACGTCGAGCGCTCGCTCTACCGGCCAGCCAAGCACCACCGCGTGCTCGGCGCCGCGCTCGAAGAGGTCGAGGCTGGCAAGATCCTGCGGCTGCAGGTCTCGATGCCGCCTCGGCACGGCAAGACCAAGCTCTGCTCGCACCTGTTCCCGGCGTGGTTCATCGGCCGCCATCCCGAGAAGTCGATCATCGTCGCCACCTACTCCGAGAAATTCGCCTGGGATCACGGCCGCGCGGTGCGCAACTTCATCGAGAGCCCGGCCTATCGGCAGGTGTTTCCGAACGTCCGTCTGCGGTCCGGCTTCGCCTCGATGGAGCGCCTCGAAACGGAGGCTGGCGGCATCCTGTTCTTCCTCGGCCGGTTCTCGGCCGCCACCGGCCGCGGCGCCGACGTCATCCTCATCGACGACCCGCTGAAGGACCGCAAGGAAGCCGATTCGCCGACCATCCGCGAGCAGCTCTGGGCGTGGTATACGCAGGTGCTGCAGACCCGCCTGATGACCAAGAAGGGCGCCATCGTGGTGATCGCCACGCGCTGGCACGAGGACGACCTGATCGGCCGCCTCACCGACCCGACCAACCCCTGCTACTCGGACAGCGAGGCCCGCAAGTGGCGGGTGATCGACATGCCCGCCCTGGCGCGCAAGGACGACGTGCTCGGCCGCGAGCCCGGCGAGGCCCTGTGGCCCGAACGCTTCGACGTCGACTACCTGGAGAACATCCGCACCACCGACGTCCGCGGCTTCTCGGCCCTCTACCAGGGTCGGCCGACGCCCGAGGAGGGCGCCTTCTTCAAGGCCATCAACATTCGCACCTATGCCCGCATGCAGGACGCGCCGCCGAAGGAGAAAATGCGCTTCTACGGCGCCTCCGATCACGCCGTGTCGCTGGTCCAGGGCCGCGACAAGACCTGCCTGATGATCATCGGCGTCGACGAGCACGACCAGATCTGGATTCAGCCGGAGATCTTCTGGAAGCAGGCCGACACCGCCATG